TTCGAAGTCGTCGAGTCAAGACGGCTTGAATCCGAGCTGCATTTCCCTCGACGAGTCGCACGCACAGGATTTTTCCTTGCACGACGTGTTGAAGTCGGCGCAAGGCGCCCGCATGAACCCGCTGTTGCTGGCGCCGACGACGGCGGGCTACTCGCTCACCAGTGTCGGCTACGCGCTGCGGGCGACCGCGATGAAGGTGCTCGACGGCGTCATCGACGCCGATCACCTGTTCTGCGCGCTCTACGAGCTCGACGAGGGCGACGACTGGCGCGACGAGCGCGTCTGGATCAAGGCCGCGCCGATGATCGGCGTCTCGCCGACGCTCGCGTACGTGCGGCAGTACCGCGACGATGCGATCGCGACACCTGGCCTACAGGCGGAATTTGAAGTCAAGGTCTGTAACCGCTGGCTCCATGCGGCGTCGACGTGGCTGTCGATGCCGGCGTGGCACCGGTGCGCCGATCCGACGCTGCGCCTCGACGACTTCGCCGGCGCGCCGTGCTGGATTGGCGTGGACCTGGCCGAACGCGACGACATCGCCGCCGTGGCGCTCTGCTTCCGGCGTGACGACGTGGTGGTCGTCTTCGTGCGCGGCTACCTGCCGGCGCTCGTCGTCAGCGAGCGTGCGCGGGCGGTGCCGGCGTATCTCGAGTGGGTGCAGGCCGGCGAGCTCGTGGTCACCGACGGCAACATGACCGACTACGCGACGATCGAAGCCGACCTGCGGAAGGACTGCGAGCGGTTCGACGTCCAGGATCTCTGCATCGAGCGGTTCGGCGCGCTGCACCTGGCGTCGAACCTCACGACCGACGGCCTGCCGGCCCGCATTGAAGGGAAGAACAGCAAGGTCTTCACGGCGCCGGCGAAGGAGCTCGAGGCGCGCATCAAAGCGGCGCAGTTGCGGCATCCGGGCACGTCGTTTCTGACGTGGCAGATCTCGAATGTCTGTGTCGAGCGGCGGCGCGACGGCTCGCTGTTGCCGACGAAGGATGCGCCGAACAGCGGCAACAAGATCGACGCTGTCGATGCGATCCTGTTGGCGCTGTCCGGCCTGGTGACTGCGGCGACGCCCGACCCCTATGAACCCTCGATTTTCCTGTTGGAGGCGTAACCCATGCTGGACGACCTGACGCACGACGACGAACCGGGCTCGATCGGCGCCCGGTTGAATGTGCTCGAAGCGAAGGTGCTGCTGACGCTCGCGCAGCACCGACGCGACGAGGACACGCCGCGGTTTAGCGAGTTCCTCGAGCTGAGCGCGTTGTTTCGGCTCGGCATTCGGCGCGCGAAGATCTACATCGCGGCGCACCCGGAGGACAGCGAGCGCTGCGTCGCGCTGGCGTACGAAGTCGTCCACCAGCTCGCGCCGGCGTCGCCGGCCGGCCAGGTGCATTAACGCGTGTAAGACAGGTGGCAAGTGAGAACCGATTGCCAATTGGCAATTAGTTCTCACCTCGCCGATGCGGCCGATGGTTCACCGAGCCAGCCGATAGATCTCCGACGGTCGCCGGCCGGGAGATCGGACAGAGACAGACAAGGTGAACGTATGGAGATCGCAGCATTTGTCACAGCGACCACGACGATCCCGCTTTCAGAGTTGACGACCCTCGCCGCGCAGCGCGCGTGCTTCGGCGACGACGTGCTGACGGCCTTCCGCACACAGATCGAGCTCCGAAGTACGCAGGCACAGACGGTGCTCAACGCTGCGACCGCGGCGAACCGCGATACGTTGCTCGCCAGTGAGCAGCGCAGTTACGACAGCGCGATCCGCGAGCGGGACGCCATTCTCGGCTTGCAGCGCGCGGTCGAGCAGCGCACCGAGCAGCGCGCGTATGTGCCGCCCACGCAGGTGACCGGCACCCCGCCGGCGACGCCTGCGATCGGGCCGGTGCTGACGCGCGAGCAGCGGACCACCACGTTTCTCGAGCAGCGCGGCGGCCTGCAGTATGGCGGCGAACCCGGTGCGGCCGCGATGCGCTTCGGATCGGTGGTCCGCGCGTGGGCACTCGGGGATCGGCGCGGCCTGTCCGATCTCGAGCGGCGGGTGCTCAGTGAAGGCACCGACAGCGCCGGGGGCTACACCGTGCCGGAAATTCTGGCCGGGCAGTTCATCGATCGCGTGCGCAATGCGATGGTGACAATGAAGGCCGGCGCGCAAACGGTGCCGATGGCGAGCGACACGGTGCACATCGCGCGGCTCGCGCAGCCGGGGCTGACGCCGCCGCTCGCGTGGAAACTCGAAAACGATCCGATCACGGCGAGCGATCTGGTGCTCGAGCGCGTCACCTTCACCGCGCGGACCCTCCCGCTGTTGCTCAAGCTGTCGATCGAGTTGAGCGAGGACAGCGTCAACATCGATGCGATCATCGAACGCGAACTGTCGGCCGCGATGGCGCTCGAACTCGATCGCGTCGCGCTGCTCGGTTCCGGCGTCGCGCCGCAACCGCAGGGCATCAAGGGCGCCCCGGGCGTCAACACCGGCGTCTTGGGCACGCCGGCGAATTATGACTACCTCGTGGACGCCGCCGGAACGCTCTGGGGCAAGAATTTCGAGCCGAACGCCGAAATTCTCGGGACCACGCTCGCGATCCTCACGGCCAAATTCAAAACCACCGTCGGCGAGTCGCTTGCGCGGCCGCCCGCGCTCAGCGGCGTGACCCCGTACCGGACCAACCAGGTCAGCACCGATTGCTTTGTCGGCGACTTCACGCAGCTCCTGATCGGCATGCGGACGTCCTTCCGGCTGGAGAGTTCACGCGAGGCCGCCGGGAGTTTCGAGAGCTTGCAGATCGGAATCCGCGCGTATCTGCGGGCCGATATTCAACTCGCGCATCCGGACGCGTTCGTCGTCTTGAGTTAGGAGTCCGTATGCCCGCGTGGCTCGATCGTTGGCTCTCGCGGCGATCGGCCGCTATCACGTGGCCGCCCGGCTATCACTCCGCGTGGTGGCCGGCCGGCCCGACCCAGGCCGGCCCGATCGTGACGCCGGAACTGGCGTTGACGGTGCCGGCCGTCTTTGCCTGCTGTCAGGTGCTCGCGCAGGATGTCGCGCGCACGCCCATCAAGCTGCGCCAGCAGATAGCGCCGGACACGTTCACCGATGCCGTCGATCATCCGCTGTATGAGCTCCTCAGCTCGCTGCCGAATCCCGAGACGACCGCGTACAGCTTCAAGCACGCGATGCAATGGCAGTTGCTGCTGCACGGGGCGGCGTATGCGCAAATCGTGCGCGACGCCGACCGCCGGATCGTCGCGCTCTGGCCGCTCCTGACGCGATCGATGTGGGTGGATCGGACGCCGGCGCCGGGGTTTGTGAAACGCTGGACATACAGCGACGCCGCCGGCGTGCGGCATGTCTGGCTGTTCGATCCGTCCTATCCGCCGATCCTCGAGCTGACGCATGAAACGCCGATCACGCGCTGCCGCGAGATCATCGGCGTCGCGCTCGCGCAGCAGCAATACGTCGGCACCTTCTTCCGCAACGGCGCCAGGCCGGACGGCATTGTGCAGGCCGCCGGGAAGCTGACGCTCGAGCAGAAGCAAGGGCTCCGGGACCAGTGGAACACCCTCTATCGGGGCGCCGGGAACGCGCACCGGGTCGCGATCTTCGACTCCGGGCTCGATTTCAAGTCGATTGCGATGGAAAACGACAGCGCGCAGCTCAATGAGACGCTTCGCTCGCTGAACGAGCAGATCGCGGGCGCCTTTCGGGTGCCGACGTGGAAAGTCGGCGACTTGTCGAAAGCGACCTATTCGAACATGCAAGCGGGCGAGCTCGCGTACGTCACCTCGACGCTCGATCCGTTCTTCGAGTGTTGGACAGAAGCCCTGCGCCGCGACGTGCTGACCGCGCGGCAGTATGGCGCCTACCGCGTCGAGTTCGATCGCCAGGCGCTCGTGCGCAACGATGTGGCCGCGCTGAATACGGCGCTGGCGACCGGCATCAATGCTGGCTACCTCTCGCAGAACGACGCGCGCAAGGCGCTCGGCTTGAATCCGATTCCGGACGGTGATGTCTATCGCGTGAATAGCGCCCTGCAGCCGGTGAGTGGAGGGACTGCCAATGTGGCCTGACCTGGAATTCCGATCGGGGCTCGAAGTGCGCGCGGACCACGCGCGGATCGTCGGCTATGCGGCCGTCTTCGATACGCGCTCCCGCGATCTCGGCGGGTTTGTTGAAGTGGTGCGGCCCTCCGCGGTCGATCGCTCGCTCGGCGGCGATGTCGTCGCGCTCTACAACCACGATCCTGGCGCGGTCCTGGGCCGGACCCCGGCGACGCTGACGCTCACGAAGGACACGCGCGGCCTGGCGTTCTCGCTCGACCCGGCGCCGACGCAGGCCGGCCGCGACGCCTACGAGCTCGTCAAGCGGGGCGACGTCACCGGCGCCAGCTTCGGCTTCCGCACGCGGCAGGACGCGTGGCATCAGGACGCCGGCACGCTGATTCGGGAGTTGCGCGACATCGAGATCGTCGAGATCTCGCTGACGGCCTTCCCGGCCTATCAAAC